TCGAAGAGTGGTGATGTCTTTCTTGAACTTAGAAGTAATAGTCATCTTCTGTATTGATTACTCTGTAATTATAGAGTGTCTGACCAGGTAGGTCAAGGGGTCAGTCGCGAAACTGACCGATAGGGATTGTGAGGATCGAACTCACCTTAGGCAAATTATGAGTTTGCTGCATTCACCAGATTGCTAAACCCCCAAGTAGGACTGCTGGGAATTGAACCCAGTTTACCCCGTTATAAGCAGAGAGCATTAACCAATATGCGACAGTCCCTCAGGATCCTTCGTTGTTTTGCTCTGTGTATATTCGTATGAGTTCATCATCCGCTGGTACCATTACTGCTCTATCTCCGTTCTCATTCTCTACTCCTATTGTCTCCCCATTTTCCACTCTTTCCATCAGAGTTTCCCAATTGCTCTGCCAGTATTCCACGGAATAAAAATGCATCTTGCCATTATGTATAAGACATTTATTTGAACGGAGAGAGTGAGATTTGAACTCACGGAGGACTTGCACCCTCAGTAGTTTTCAAGACTACCACAATAAACCACTCTGTCATCTCTCCTAACGAACATCAAAGTCCAATTTACGGATTTTACGTTTTTTCCTCTCTTCCTGGAAGGACAGATCGGAAGAACTAAGGACACCTTTTTGTTTGATTTCCTTTGTTGATTTTACCATGACAACTTGATTCAAGTCAACGGCTGTAACTTTATCCATAGTTACAACCATCATGTTAGGACACCCACAAGACTGTGGGTGTTTACCTCCTGTAATTTCTTTGTTGCATCTTTTGCATCTTACGATGATCATTGTCCATAGACCTCCTGAGAGAATGGGCGAAGAGGGGATCGAACCCCCGACAACTTGAATGTAAATCAAGTGTTCTACCTCTGAACTATTCGCCCGACTCCCCCGACTGGAATCGAACCAGTAACATCCAAATTAACAGTTTGGCGCTCTGCCTGATTGAGCTACAGGGGATTGTTACTCCTCGTCTGGTTGAGGAGATTTGACTTTATGAGTAACTTCTGCCCAATCTTTGTCGAAGATCTCAAGACCTTTGTCCGTCAAAATGTGGTTATACATCTTCTCAAAGATATCAGGTGGCATCGTTACCACTTGGGCTCCATTATAATAGGACCTAACAACCCTCTGAACATTACGAATTGAAGCTGACAGTACCTGAGTTTTCATACCGTGGATACGGTACAACTCAGATATAGACCTGACTACTTCTAGACCAGCAACAGATTGGTCATCAAGTCGTCCCACAAATGGTGAAACATAGGTAGCTCCAGACTTAGCTGCCAAGATTGCTTGAGCCGCCGAGAAGACTAGAGTGACATTCACTCTGATAATCTCTTTAGCCAAATAAGAACAGGCCATGAGTCCATCTTCAGTACAAGGTACTTTGATGGTAGCTACATTACCAAAACGATTATATAACCTCTGACCCTCTTTCACCATCTCATTGAAATCACCAACCACTTCCATACTGATATCCTTGATACCAATGTCTTTGATTTCCTGATATACATCAGTAGGATGCCTTCCACTCTTCATAATCAGAGTGGGATTGGTGGTGACACCATCAATTAACCCAGTGTTATAGTGCCTGCGGATAATATCGGTATCAGCAGTATCTAAAAAGATTTTCATTGAACCTTGAAACTGAATAGATGAGTAGTATTTATAGTAAGTGGCCGGGGGTGAAAACCCCCAGACCTCTTCACACGGAAGGGGATTGTTTCGGGGAAACCCCGAAGCCTCTGACAAGATTTGAACTTGCGACCTGAATATTACAAGTATCCTGCTCTACCACTGAGCTACGGAGGCGACGGGTCAGGAGGGACTCGAACCCCCGACCAATTCATTAGAAGTGAATTGCTCTATCCATCTGAGCTACTGACCCATATGGTAGTTCCTATCGCCGCTAACCCTGAACTACCAAGGAGGTTACCGCAGTGACCTCTCGATCACTCTTTTACTATAACAGACCTGCCCCTGACTGCCAACCCTCTTGGAATGTCTCAGAACCACCACCAAGTGGTGGAAGTGGGTCCAATTGAATAGTTGTTGCTACATTCTTGGTAGCGATTTCATACATCAATTCGTGAATGTTATCTGGTTCTTTTGTCTGTACTGACCATGAACCACCAACACCACCATCCATATTTACAATAATATCATCACCAGGACTTTCAATAGATTTTTGATATTCTATCTGTGTTTCTGTTAAGATTGGTTCACTAAACCACTCATCGTAAGGTGTAAGAATTGGTGCTGGATAAGTCATGTCTGCCAGTGATAATGAAAGAAGTTACCTTTAGGAGAACACATCGGGTCTTCCGATGGTACACGATATCTTAACATACTTTGACCCTTGAAGTCTGTTCTATTCCCAATAATGTCGTATGCTTTGAGAATATTCTTTTTACCTTCTTCAGACTTGAGTCTGTTTACTAAAGTAGTGCTTGCCACTGGTCGGTGAAAGTCAAAACCCTGATACTGACCAGGGGAATAAACAACATCAGCAACAGTGTTGGGAAAATATTGTGAGTTTACCCGATTGAGAATTGATACAGCTACACAATATTCATCAAAGGTATTCTTTGCCGCTTCAACGGAGACCGCTCTGGCAAGATGGTCATAATCTACGGCGCTAAGTGCCAGAATCGTTTCCAAAATCATAATAGTCTTTTCTGTAGTACCTTCCTAGGACATTACTATTGTAGTAGGCAGGAGTCCCGTCTGTCAAGCCTTCTGTCAGCACATCGTTCAAAAACAACTGACGAGTCTCCTCATAGTTCACTTTACCAGGAGTTTTATGTAGGCTCAATATAGTTCTTCTAAAGGATTCCTTTCCGAACCGCTTAACATCTTCTTTAAGCTCTGGACAACTACCGTAGTATTTTCTCCAGTCACTTTCAGACGTAACTCTCCTTGGTCTGGGATTGTTAGTTGTAGGTCTAGGCTTTCTTCGTTGCCAAAAATACTTTCTCCCAATGTACTGTCGTTGGTTCGCGAGATTGGTAATGTTATACACAAAACCGTGAAAGTCCCGAATAAGGCTCCCGTCAAAAGGGACGCCATTATATCTCCAGGGATTGGGGTACTCAGGGTACTCTTGATTTTCTTCCACATAACTAAATCACTTTGAGGTATTTAGAACCTCCTGATTGAACCACCAGTCATCAACCCTTTTGGATGTGACTGGTGTAAGTGGTTCAATGTTGTCCATCAACATCCAAATCAAATTAAAGTTTGAATCCTGAGAAGGTATCTTTTTTGACATCTTGTTTGATTCCTCCGACGACATAACTTTCTACCTCTGTCTCTTGTGGTGCAACTTGTAGACCCTTAGATGAAATCCAGTGTTGAGTCCATGGGAGGGGGTTGTTCTTTGCTGAAATATCATAGACTGGTTTCAGTCCGATTCCTTTTAGTCTACGATTTGCAATCCATTCAACATACTGTTGTAACAGTTTGTCATTCAGACCAATCATTGATCCATCTTTGAACAGATAATCCGCCCATCTCTTCTCTTCATTGACAGCTCTGTCAAACATTGCATAGGTCCACTCTTCCTCCTCTTTCATAATCTGTTTCATTTCGGGGTCGTCCCCTTGTTTCCATTTGTTGAGGATATTTTGAGTAATTGCAAGATGCTGATTTTCATCTCGTGCGATAAGAGAGATGATTTTAGCGGATCCTTCCATAAGCTTGAGTTCACCAAACGCAAACGAGCAAGCAAAGGAGACATAGAACCGTATACCTTCCAAAATGTTGACGTTCGCCACTGCTCTGTAGAGTTTTCTTTTGACATCTCTGCGATCCCAATTTGCTGTAGGTGAATCCCTCCAATTATCTTGCCACATCTGACTACCACCCCATGTTTGAGCGCAGTTAATGAAATTATCATATGATTCTGTAACACTGGAGGCACGTTCCAGAATACGTTCATCAGTCACAATCTTATCAAAGATCTCTGAAGGATCTGAATAGATATTCTTAATGATGTATGTGTAAGAACGACTGTGGATCATCTCCATGAATCCCCAGACTTCCATACATGCTTCTAGTTCGGGTAGACTGCAATAAGGTATAAAAGCCATCCCAGGACCACGCCCCTGAATGGAGTCAAGCATAATCTGATACTTGAGGTTACTGGTATAGATATGTTTCTGTTCAGGGCGAAGCGATTGATAATCTCCACGATCTTTCTGTAGTGATACCTCCTCTGGTCTCCAAAAATATCCCAGTTGTTGGGTTGTAAGTTTGTCAAAGATAGGATACTTGTAGGAATCATACCTTTGAACTCCAAGGGGTTTACCAAAAAACATTGGTTGTTTCTTTGTATTGACCTGTTCTGTATTAAAAACGGTCATCCCCTTCACATCAATCATATTATTCTCAACTGGAGAAACTTTAAACTGCACAGGATTCACACTCTCCCTCCTCGGTTTGTTCTAATTCTGATAACAACGAATCTAATTTAGACTTCTGGTCTTCGTCCTCAACCTCATCAGATTTGAGGTCATTTGTGTTCTGATAGTAAGAAGTCTTCCACCCATACTTATATGTAGTCAAGAGGTCATTTGCCATTTCTGAAACAGGAACCTCATTGTCTGGATAATGTTCAGGATTGTACGACCAGTTGCCAGATATGGCTTGATCGAAAAATTTCTGCATCACAGACACTATGTTTATATACCCCTTATTATCAGGCATCTCCCACAAAAGTGTGTAATTATTCTTCAGACTTTGGTAGGAGGGAACAATCTGCTTAAGAGGCCCTTTCTTTGATTTTTTAACGGACAGATAGTCTCTAGGTGGTTCGATTCCATTGGTTGCGTTTGACACAACGGAACTGCTCTCTGATGGCATCTGAGCAGACAGTGTTGAGTGCCTAAGTCCGTATTCGGAGATAGATGCCCTAAGACCCTCCCAATCATGTACCAACTCCTGTGAAGTAATTTCATCTACATCCTTCTTGTATGTATCAATTGGGAGTAGTCCATCGGAGTACTTAGTACGACCAAAATATTCACAATAACCCTTCTCCTTAGCTAAGTTGTTGGAAGACTTCAGGAGGTAATACTGAAAGGACTCAGACAGTCCATGGATAGCATCCCATGCCTCTTGATCACCATACTTATAACCCAGTTTAGCAAGATAATGAGCCAAACCAATGAATCCAATACCGAGAGATCGACGAGCCTTGGTCACAATCTCCGCTGCCTTAATAGGGTAGTCCTGATAATCAATCAACTCATCCAGGGACCTCACAGAGAGGTCACAAAGGTCTTCCAATTCATCATCAGACTTGATCTTACCCACGTTTACCGCTGACAGAATACACAGAGCAATCTCACCACTCAAGTCATCAATGTGATTTAGTGGATAGGTTGGAAGTGTAATTTCCTGACACAAGTTACTCATGTTCACCTTATCCTTGAAGGAAGAGTGACTATTACAATGGTCTATATTCATGATATAGATACGACCAGTCTCTGCTCTCTCCTTTAAAAGATTAAGAATTAATTCTTGGGCTCCGACAGTCTTTCTTGGAACAGACTCATCTCGTTCAAACCCCACATATAGATCATCGAACCTGTCAGTACCAAAGGAATCATACAGGCCCGGTACATCATGCGGTGAGAATAGGCTAATCTCTTCATTCTGGATGAAACGTTCATAGAATATTTTAGAGAGTTGGATGGAGTAGTCAAGTTTTCTTACCCTGTTGTCTTCAGTTCCTTTATTATTCTTAAGAACTAAAATGTCTTCTATTTCTTGGTGCCAGATTGGGAAGTGGACTGTTGCTGATCCTCCACGAATCCCATTTTGCGTGCAACATCGTACAGTTGATTCAAATTTTTTAAGGAAAGGAACAACACCTGTGTGCTGTACTTCTCCACCTCGGATCTTAGCGTTGATTCCACGGATGCGACCCGCGTTGATACCAATTCCCGCCCTTTGTGCAACATACCTGCCGATAGCCATATCAGAACTAAAGATGCTATCGAGGGTGTCATCAACATCAATAAGAACACAGCTAGCAAATTGTCGAAGTGGTGTTCGCACTCCCGCCATGATTGGTGTGGGGATGTTGAGTCTGTGTTTGGAGATCGCGTCGTAGTATCTCTTGACATATGAGAGCCTTGTCTCCTTTGGATATTCTTGGAAGATAGTCAAAGCAATCATGATATACATGAACTGCGGAGTTTCGTATACTTTGTTAGAACTCCTATCTTGTACTAGGTATTTATCCACAACTTGTCTCAGACCAGCATAGGTAAATAAGAAATCTCGATCGTGATCAATCCACTGACCGACCTTCCCAATCTCTTCTTGTGAATACTTAGTGAAGATCTCTTTGTCATATACACCAGCATAACACTTCTCAGTGATGTGATCGAGAAGAGGTGGATGTTCACTCCTACGACCAAACATCTGTTTCCTAAGAGAAAATAGAAGAAGTCGTGCAGCTACAAACTGATAGTTGGGATGATCCAAATCAATCAGATCACTAGCACTTTTGATGAGGATTTCTTGAATCTCATCAGTTGTAATGCCGTTATAAAATTGAATACCCGACTGCATCTCTACTTGACTCGCAGAGACCCCTGCAAGACCCCTGGTTGCTTCTGAAACCATCAAATGCATCTTATCAAGGTCAAGAGGTTCAATACGACCATCTCTCTTTTTAACCTTTGTACCGTTACTCATATTTTTTTCCAAGTAGTGAATTTAAGTTTTGCTTCTAGTCCAGAATATACATTTGACTTTACTAGTTCTTGGACTTTGTGCCCAGCGAGAACCATATCATTGAGGTCTTTCTCCCTCATATTTGATGGCCAAATAACAACCTTTCCTCCCCGTTCAATGACTCGTCCAATGCGATTGACAATTTCTTTATTTCGGGGTTCATTATCATAAACATAAATGATATCGCTTCCCTCAAGATCACGAATTTCACCGTCGCTACCACACATAGCCACACTATTGGGGAGGAACGTGCTGTCAAAGGGTCCTTCGACGATATAAACGGGAAACTTTTTATCAATTGTATCAAGTCCATAGACTTTTGGCGCATCTTCATCGAACATGATGGTTAAGTATTTAATAGGATTACGATCTAGGGCTCTCCCCTGCAATCCTATCAACACATTGTTTCTTATCAGAGGAATAACAATCCTCGGATCTTCATATTTACTCTTACTTCCAGTGAATTTATTGAAATCTTCACAGTAGTAGAAAGGACCTCTCTCACGAAGAATAGCCCTTGATTCCAGATATTCTCTTGACCTAGGTACATCAAAAGCATCAGGCAAATCAAGTCTAACCTTCTTCTCAAACACAGGTTTAGAAGACTCTAAATTCTTGAATATATCATCTGGAGTTTCAGTCACATAGTTCTTACCAGTATGACCCTCTTTGAACTTCTCGAAGATATATTCCTTATGTGTCTCAGGATCAACCTCTTTCAAGAAGTTATTAAAAGACACACTGATACCACAATTGTGACACTTATAATTTGTATTATTCTTTACTCTGTAAAGATATCCACGAGCCTTATTCTTCTGTTTCTGAGAGTCACCACAAATAGGGCAACGGAAGTTATAAAGATATGGTTTGACCTTTTTAAACTTGGGAAGTCTAGAAGATATCAAATTGATGTATTTGACATCAATAAAATCCATTAACCCTCAATAGCGCTTCTCTGAATTGTAATGGGTTCTGGTG